GTCAGAAACCATTTTCTCTAGTGATACTTCCGCATCAATGCCCATATCGGCGCACATGATGTTAAACATATCATCTACCTGCTCGTCGGTAAGGTCATAAGATTCCATAGCCTTTGCAAGCTTGTTATCATCGCCTCGCCAATGCGTCGTGCCCTTCCACTGATCCTTTAGCCAAGCGCATAGGGCATTAACATCGCCACTTGCTGCTAGCTCAGGATGCTCGGTTCGGATTCTGGCGGTACAAACTCGGTGCTTGCCACCCGCCCACTTGCCGAAGGAACGAACAATGTGCTTAATCTTACCATTCTTCTTTGGATCATGGCCGTGCATAGAGCCGGGACGAGAAGCGGTCTTATTCAAAGCGTGCTTGCACTTCTTCTTATCTTCGCAATCGCACTTTTCGACTTCTTCCTCGTCGTCAGCCTTCTTAGGCTCAGAACCAGAACCGATAATAGTTACATCGGTCTTCTTCTTTGTTACATTAGTAATCTTTCCACTCTTGTCCTCAACCTCGACAACAACAGTGTCACCCTTATCCTCTAGGACTACTCCGGCACTCTTGCCGTTATCCCAGACAGCCACATTTCCTGTAGCCAACTTAGAAAGTTCACCAGACTTATGTACCTGAGAAGATACGCCTGCACCCTCAGTTCCGGTCTGATTCTCTTCTTCTCTTAAATCGCCCTCGCCCAAAATAAACACCTTTACCATCAACTTAAGGTGGTCAAGCTCGAACGGCGTCGTGAAAATCTCTTCTGGCTCTTTAATACCATGAACCGTATTAAGGTGGTTCATCAAATGATCGTTACCACGCTTCGCCGCTAGGTATAGAGCAACCTTTAGATCCTCGGGATCGTTAGAATCGCCAGATACAATAGCCTTTAGGTCCACAACATTTACCGAACTATCCTGCGGTACGCCGGTAGTCGGATTATTACTAACAGCTACGTGTGTAATAGTACCGGGAACTGGTCCCGTTACGTCCATCGTTCCGTAACCGTGATCCTTGCGTCTTGTCGCCACTTCTTGCATGGAAACAAAATCCTTAGCCACCGGAGCCACAACATTAGGTGCTGCTTCTACGGCGGTCTTAGGGGCGACGGACGGGGTACTTGTATCTAGAGCCGCCGCGCCTGCTGCGCTGTCCTCAATCTGCTTTAATACGTCCTGCATTGCCTGAACCGTAGGCTCTGGCTCCACACCCTGACGCATTAGGAATTCAACGAACGCCAACTCAGTCACCTGATCGTAAATGCCGGTTTCTGGAACACCAAGAAGATGCTGTAGCTTCTTGATTCCCGGACCTTCGGCTCCGATAGGGATTCGCCTCTGATTTTTGGCGTTCTCACCATTACTCTGGTTCTCGACGGGCGCAGCGGGAGGCACGGTGGCCGCCATTGCGTTCGGAGAGGCTGTCAAAGTAGCGGTGTTCTTTTCCATTGCTACACGACGCGACGTTCCCTGAACAGAAACTCCCGTAATGTAACCCTTTTCAATTTCCTGCTTCACCTGATCAAACGGCTCAATGCCGATAATCCATGAACCGGCGATAATCTTTTCATCACCGATCTGCATATCTACAGGAGCAATATAAGATTCGACGGTATCGCCAATCTTAGAAAGATCCTTATGCATATAGTTAATCAAAGCTCCGTTCTTAAGGAACTCATGGGCAGACTTTCGTACCTCTTCTTGAGGCCAAACATCTTCCTGCTGATCAACTTCACCCGGAACGGCCACAACACAATAAGCTGTACGCCAGTTTCCGCTTTCATCCGTGTCACCCTTAAACAATGGAAGAATCTTGTCTACGTTCTCTTCCGACTGCTCGACGTGAATTAGATTTCCGTCAATGTCTACAAAGTCGGTAGCTCTCTTGAATAGAAAGAACCGATGATTGTTGGCTCCACGGTCCACAAGGGAAATAGCGTCAATACGTGCGTCCTTTAGGATCGTCACGCCCTTCCTCTTCCGAGGACGCTCTTCATTTGTGGTATGTGCAGCATTAGTAGACATACGTTTATTCTAGCACGTCTTGACAGGAAGTGGGGTTTTGTGCTAGAAAGGTGTCAAAAAGTCGTACTAGTACAGTTTATATTTATACTATAAACGGAACCGTACAACAATTCGAATCGTCTGACCCGGCATCACAATAAGTGTGTTCTTTAGGTCTGCCGCGCCAATTAGAATGGCGTCAGCCGGGTCGCCTGTAGCAGAGAAGGTTAGAAATGCATGGTCTACAGGTGTCCATGCATCAATATTAGAACCATTAGTCCACTCTAGTTGAGGGCTAATAAGGATATCACCGGATAACGTCCAGTCATCTGGATCAATTTGGATCTGTGCATAATCCAAACCCTCGACTTCTGGTACATCTACTAAGGTCGCATCGGGATCAGGTACAACTCCACCTGTTCCTAGACCAATATAGAATACAGGCGGCACACTCACGTCACCTACAAAGAATGTTTGTAGGATATAAGCCTTACCGTCTGTGTATACTTGCGATGCCACTTATAGAAGCCTCAGTAGTAGCTTAATATCAAGCACAGAGATTAGAAGCTTACGAGCAATAGATCGCTTTTCGCTTCCCTCTAGCTTATTCAATCTGCTTTGTAGATCCTTACGCGCCTTGGGGGACATTTCTGACATAGCCTCGGCAAGAACCTGACGACGATTAGTGTTTCCGGGGTCGCCTGCGGATACCTTAGCGATAGCTCTTAGAAGTTCGCCAACCACAGAGGGAGGGAATACTTGCTTAAGGTCTGAGATACGCTTTTTAGCAGCGGATTCGGTCATACCTCTAGAAGTTTCGGTCTTAGGCTTCTCAGTATTCGCGGCAGCGTCCTGTGTCGCACGTTCATTTCCTCTTGGGGCATCTTTTGGAGCCTTGGGAGCAGACGGTGCAGCGGCTCGGGCGGGTGCCTTCGGCTTAGTATCCTTATCCCCACCGGCAACAGGCTTTTTACCACCAACAGCCAACACACGATTAAGAGGGAAATCAGTAATCTTCCAGTTAACCTGTGCGCCCTTACCACCCATGACTGCATTAATCATATCGTGATCCAATGCACCGAAATGCTGGGAGAAGATACGCTTAATCTCACCCTCGGACTTAGATCGCATAGAAATCCAAGACGGAATGTTTAGATTTGGGTTAGCGCGAGCCAATGCTCTTAGCGCAGTAATCAAAGAACGCTTACCGGGTCGATGACCGTGAGGCGTCTGGTGAGGCTTTGCCCATCTATTATGGTAATGGGGAGCAATAGGGTATCGGGGCTGGTCGCCTTCTCGGGAATAGTGCTTTAGAAACGGGCCAAAGTGATAAATGCCCTTCTCCCGAAGACGGGCTTTAATCTGATCCTCTAGTTCCTTGTCAATGTGTTCTGACATATTAGCCCTCTAATGGAAGTGTCTCAGTTGGGTTCGAGATAATCCCGCTCTCCAAAATTTTAGTGAATAGCATATCTAGCTGGGGGTGAGTTAGGTGGCGAAGCGACACAATATCAAATCCGTTTGCATCAAGCTCTTCTAACATACCTTCTGGATCTTTAAGTGCGGTGTAATCACCCTCTGCTTTGAACATAGGGCCAAAATAGGACAACCCAGACTTAGATACTATACTTCTTAGGTCTTCGTCACCCAAATCCTCTAGATTGTCGGCTCTTCGAGGGTTAATATTTCCAGTATGCTCCAAAACAGAGCCAAATCGGGCCAAAGCAATGTATGTCTGGGTCGCAGCCTTCTTAAGATCGGCCTCTTTAGCCGTACACATAAGCAACGCGGCCTCAGACGCGCTCAACTTGACCTCTTCTGATTCAATAGAGTCAATTACTTTTTGGATTTGGACTGTGATACTCATATTATGCCGGAACTACTGCCATAAGGAAGCGTAGGATTTGTAGAAGTCTCAAAATGACGGACTTTGAGCCTAGACCCTTAGACCGAACTTCCTTAATTAAAGTCTTAAGCTGCTGCTTTGCCTGTGGAGTACGAATAATGCCCTCAAGAGCCTCAAGGATTTCCAAGACGGCTTCATTTCGGGCATCATCGGTGTTACCGCCTACCTGATCTGGCTTGGCACCCGTCATACTATTAGTCTTATCCTGTAGTCTCTCCACAGTATCCTGTAGTTCTACACGATCATGCAATACATTCACTTCATTCTGTGAAGGTACGGGCGTTCCAACGACGTTTCCACCATCAATAAGCTGCTTTAGCTGCTCTCTTACTTCTGTAACCTTCAAAGACCCAGATCGCAAACCATAGGCAAGCTTTTCTAGGCGTCGTCGTACAAGATCACTGTCGGTTTGTCGTGCAGCCTTAAGCAAAGCGTCAGCAGCTTCCTTCAAAGCCTCTGCCTTATTTGCTCCGGGACGCTCTAGAATAGCTAGTGCGCCTGCTAGCCCACCCTTATTGTCTTCCGGCTCAGGAGCCGCTCCCTGTGCTGCGGGGTTAGTTCGGTTTGGGGGCTTATTATCCCCGCCGACAGGCTTAAGACGAGGCTTCGTTTCCGAATCCTTGGGGGTATCAGTGGGCCGCAGACGCGCTGGCTTCTTTCCCTGCTGTGCGTTAATCTCTTTTAGACCTTCGGCAGCGGCATCATCAAAGGTCTTGCCCTTTAGTCGGGCGTTACCGGCGACTACATTTCCCAGCTTGCCGCCCTTAGTCTCTACAAAGACACGGCCAAAGGGTACGATTGTACGCCAAACCCCCCGATGACCTTGGAAGATCGTCGGAGGGGATGGATTCTCTTTATCATAATGTGTGATGCTTCGCTTATCTAAGATTTCGCGTAGCTTTTCGATATCTGAACTCATTATGCACAGCAACCGTTCCGAACATCTTTACTGGTTGGGCTGCAATCGGCCCAATTCCCCCTGTGTAGAGTTTACCACAGAATCGGTATTAGAATCTAATTTCATAATTAGACGCTTACCTTTTAGTTTGTCCGGTCCTTTTACTACCTTCTTGTCCTTAGAACGGATAAATACGTTCTTACCCTTCACACGACGGAACTTTCCATGCTCGCCATTATGGTAAGCCTTTTCAAGCTGTTCTGACATAGGTAGTCGTTCATCATTGCTATACATATATCGTCCTAAATCTTGATAATAAAGTTACAGGTCTGGTGAGCAGGCCGCTGAGTAATAGGTGTAGTAGTCATCGTGCCCGTATTATTGCCTGTTTCAAGGGCTGGATCGGCTACAGTTGTTGGAGAAGCATTTTCTGTAAAGGGGTTTGATCCGCTTGATGAACCAGAAACTCCATCAGACTGTGAATTTGCACCGTCCCATGCTGCTGCTCCCGAACTTGCTGCTGTTGAAAAATTAATTGCAGGAACAGTTACAAGATGGGTATGCTGGCTTCTAGAAAAGGCAGGAATTGTATCAGTAGGATTATCTGCCGCATCCCAAATGCGATGTTGATGATTTCCTCGAACATCTGGGGCAGCATGGCCTCCGTGTGACCCTGCCAAATCGCTCAATGACTGAATTCTCTGGAAATCTCCTGCACCTGTTGACCCCTGCTGCGTACCAATAAGCGCAGCAGCCTGTGAGTGAGAATGGTCAATAGTGTGTGAATGCCCTCTCATGCCATGCGTATGCTCAAAACGGTGGTTATGAGCATTTACTGTGTGATTATGGGGCATAGGATGCTTATGAGCAGGAATATCGAACTGCCATACGTGGCTACCACCCCTAGAGGCCATAGATACGCCGGTGCCACTACCAATAGGTAAACGGTCCCTGTAGTCTGGTAAATAAAATCGACCGGCAATAACAGGATTTGAGCCTTTAAACTTATCCGTTGCACCAAAGGCATTATATAGATCAGTAAACTCGGTGATTAAGACAGCCGCACCATTACAATACAAATACCCAGCACCATAACTCTTGGCTTCGGCTTCGGTTCCTGCCGTTAAGGATGGGCCAACTGCGGTTAGCTTAATAATACCCGGCTGGTCGTCGTCACGCCTCTCAATTTTCTGGGAACCGTTTCTTTTATAGAAATACCACGGCATTAGGAAACCTCCAAAGCGTACACTACAATCTGTACGTCAGTCCCCGCGTCTACTTGTCCAGAAAGTGTCTCTCCTGCATTCAAGATAATTGTGCCCTCGAATTCACCCCAACCACCAGCATCAATAGTAGCGGTAGGCAAAACCCTAGCCGTGCCGTGCCAAAGGGACGCATTTCTATTAATAGTGGTATTGTTATTATTAACAAGAATATGCTTAATAATGACACTACTATTGGCCGGTGCCGTGTACAAAACAGTTTGCGCGGTCGGCAACGTAGAAGTTGTAAGAGTTAATCTTTTATAGTCTTCGTACATAAGTATTCCTTACCTAGTTACCTAGAGTATACCGTATTTTGTTTATTGATACCTAATGATGAACGTAACAACCTGATACGGCTGCAAATTGTTATGTGCTGTGCCGCCACCCTGAGCAGTAATAGCGTGCTGGTGGAATGCAGAACGTCCACCCGTAGTAATAGTATGGGTGTGGTTTGCGCTAATACCGCCTGTACCAAAGCCGTGTGTGTGACCACTAGATACTGTACCTGTAGTAAATGCGTGCCCGTGGTCAGAGGATACAAAGCTTGTTGTACCAGACTGACCATTTGCAGACATTCCTACAAAGGTATAGAATGAACCGCTGGGAGTCGAAATATTTGATCCATTAGAATACTGGAAGCTACCGCCAGTAGCAGGAGTATGTGTGTGGTTTGCACTAATACCACCTGTTGAACCAGAGTGTGTATGGTTCTGGTTAATATCTGCGGTGGTACCAGAGTGTGTATGGTCGGAAGAAACAGTAGAAGTAGTACCTGAATGGGAGTGGTCTACATTATCGTTTCCAGTAAGGGCACCATGATCATGTGACGGAAGCTGCGCTACTGTAAGTAAGTGCGTCTTGGCTCCACCTGTTTCTCCCACAGTATCAAACTCGGTCTGTCCTGTATCCTGTCCAATAAAGACGCGACCATTTGCGGGAAGCCTAAACTGATTGCTGCCCGGATCAACGCCGCCATTATATCTGTGTCCAATAACAGCAAACAGTTCAGAGTATGTAATCTTATTTAGAAGCTGTCCAGTACAAATAAGGTAATTTGTAGGCGCAGTAACGCCACCAAACGCTACAAGCGTGCCAACTGGTGAAGCAACCTCATTCTTAATAGCTGTTTTAGAAAAACCCATTATCCAATTACCTGCCAATTCGTTCCATCGAACACAACAACAGCCCATTCTCTAGGTGTATCTAGAAGATAAGAAGCTACGCCGTCTACAAGCTCACCGCCGCCGCCCTGAATTGTAATATTATTAGTATCAGCATTTCCTGCTGCGTCTTTAATCGTATAAATCTTACCTGTAGGTGCGCCAGAAGGTAGAAGGACTGTAATGACACCTGCTGTAGAAGTACACAAAATTACTGAGTCCGTGTTGGATACTAGGTACGGGCTATCAGTATTATCAATAGACGTTAGGGTAGTCCCGGAAGCACCAGACGTGACAAGGGCAATTTGATCATTTACATAGTCATAAATTGCGTCATCTTGATCATCAACATACGTTTCTAGAGTATTAACTTCTCCGTCAACATAGTTTCTATTTACTAAGTGTGTTCCAGAAGTAGGTGAAGCAGCCTGTGTAATTTGTCCGGTTAGTGTTCCTCCCGCAATAGGTAAGAAAGTTGCGTCAACATAGTTTCGAGGAACTGCACCTAGACCCGGAGGCGGGGTTCCTGCTAGTAACAAGGTTCCCGTCATCGTGTCTCCCGCGACGGCGACGGTCGCCCCAATTTGGAAATCTACATACGACTTATGAGCGGCGTGTGTCGGGTTAACGGGGTCGGCTACAGGAAGATTTAAAGGTCCAGTTAGCGTTCCACCCGTTAGATTAAGCTTAAGGGCAGCCTGAGCGTCAACATAACTTTTGTTTGCCGCATGGGTTGGGATAGTTGGGGAACCAGACAGAATTAATGCTCCGGTCATGGTATCTCCGGTAATCATAACAAAATCTGCCGATCCATACCCTTCAAGGGTATCCGCAGCAATTACCTCAGACTTCTTCCAATACTGAGAACTATCAAGCCCGTCTAGGGTATCAGCGTCACCACCAGTTAGTCCGACAATGCCAAACTCACCGATCTTTTCTACGCCCTCTTTTGTGAAAAATGACCAACTCATAAATAATCCCTTACATCATAAACGTCGTGAACGCTCGGGTAGCGATTCTAGATCGCTTACCGTTGCTGATTTCAATAGACGAAAGATCATTCGTCATCACAACTTCGCCATTAAATACGGTGTCGCTGTCAAATGTCTTGTCTCCGATAAAGGTTTCTGGATTTCCGTAGGGATCATCCCCTAGGTGAGCTACGTTTGCTGCGTCTGCTAGGTGAATAGACCCAAAAGGATCACCGTCGTAACGAAGAACCTGACCGGGATACATATTAATATCACTTAAGAAGTTAACCCAAGTGTTTCCAAGTGCGGTACTGTTCTGAATATGAGTAAGATCAAGGGTGGCATCTGCTCCCGGAAGACCAGAAATCTTTAGGGTACCCACACCTGAACGCTCTAGGAAAGTATCCTGAGCAAATGTTCCATCGCCCCACGCATGTAGACCGTATCCAGTAAAGCTAAACGTATCTGGGTCCGTTGATACCATAATTCCACCAAGGTCTGAGACATTGGTTCTTAGAATTACATCTGTCATGTTAACAGGGGTATAAGCAGTCACGCCTCTAGATGAAATCCAGTAGCGTCTATCTACTTCGGTGCCGTTGTCTACACCTACAGTAAATAGGTGTGCGTTAGCATCGTCCTGCGCGGTATACGCGGCAAGGGTCATCGCGTTGTTTGCATCAATAGCTGATGTAACAGTGTGCAATACAAAAGAATTGTACTGGAAGGCGTCGGCCTCGACACCATTTGTTAGTCGGACCTGCCTATTCTGGGTGCCATTCCACTCAGTTGTACCTAGAATACGGTAATAAGGTGTTAGAGGAACGTCACCAACATCATGCACTTCAAGCATGTAATCAGGAAGAATACCTGTTCCGGTAGGGAATGTTGGAGTTGGCGGTCCCCAAGTGGTCGCCCATAGAACCCGCTGACCAGCCGCGCCGGTAGGAGTAGCCGGGTCACTGTCCGTGTTCTTCCACGCACGCTTACCACCAATAATAGCGGTAGAAGTCTGGTCGGTACCAGCAGGGCGCGTGACAAGTCCACCCACGCCGTCTTGGGCCAAACGAAGACCCCAAGTAAGGCCGGTATCTACTTCCTGATCAGCATTCAGGTATTCGGCACGGACAATTGTGCCGATCACAAAGGTTGTGTCTCTACTCATTGGCTTCCCCGCATACGTATAGAACTACTTCTATTGTATCACTTTATTCAGCCAATTTTGTCAAGACTATTCCGTGTCGTTGTACCCTGCATTCGGGTCGATATAAGTATTGAAGCCGTCTTCGATCTTCTTTAGATACGCCTCAGAATCAAATTCAAGGTCTTCCGGGGTTGCATCTTCTAGACCGATGATCTGAATTTCAATCTCATTCTCGTTTTCGTTCTCGTCTTCAAACTCGTCATCACGCTTACCCATGTAAGACGCGCCGGGTTGTCCGACAGTCGAAGCGTTCGCTGGAACAGGGACACCATTCTCCAAGACACGACGAGGCTGCGGCGTATTGATTGCGCCATTCTCCGTCCGTCCAGAGCCGTCTACAAGCCTCAGACCCCGAATGTCACCGGGAGCCGGGTGTCTTGCGCCCACAGTATCCCCGTTCTCACCCTTCGGTGGAGCGGGTGCCTTATCTCCGTCTTCAAACGGCTTAAGGCCAATACCACGTCGCATTTCGTTAATAGTCTTAACTCCAAGACCACCGTAGATATTATCGTTCTGAGCATCCACGGTCTTATCGTAAACACGCATCTGGTTAAACTGTAGAACCCATACTCTCTTATTGACGCCGGTACCCTCTTCGGGAGCTACCTTATTCTGTGGCGGCACACTCATTTCGCCGTTTTCATCAACGACGGGAGGTACGGTGGCAGGCTTAATCATTACAAGCTCAGGCCAAATAAGATTCATTAGCTTCTGCTGTAAAGTGTTTTGGGCAGGAACAATTACCTGCTCCAAGAAGTTTTGCTTCTGAACTGACGCGGAAGCATAGTTTCCTGCATCAGAATCACCCAAAACAATCGGAGGAACCCTAAAGATATTTCTAATCTCGGCTCGGTTAGCGTCACGGAACTTAGTCCAACCAGAATCGGTCTGTCCTCTAGACAGTCGCTCGACCCTTACTGTTACACCCGCAGGCAAGTAGAAAAGGGCAGGCTCAAAGGTCGGAGAAGATAGGTTCTTTCTAAAATGCTCCAAGATTTGACGCTTAACATTCTCAGGAATATTAATCTTGACCGGCTGATCGCCCGCAATCGTTGGGATGGCAGCCTTATCAACCTCGAAAATCAAGGCAAGCTCAGGAGTAGCACCGTTATTGAAATACTTAATGTTATGGTTACGAGCCATTTCGTCACCGGCAATAGAAAGAATACCGGCAATGTCTCTAGGCGCACCGTAGTACGGAGACTTAGGGCTGTAAATCATAAAGTGAATGATTTCATTAACGTAACGGTCTGCACCCTCTCGGTAATGGTGCTGTCCCTCTTCGTCAAACTCAACCTTATCACCAAAACGGTAGAACTGAACCCTGTCGCCACCCTTTAACTGTACATAAGAGGGTCGAGTAGGCTCATTCTTCTGTCGGTCGGTATCGGTATACTGGCTCTTCAATACACGAACAGACGGCGCGGGCACATGCCACCAACCGTCAATCTCGCCATTCATCTTTCGAGACACTTCAATGTAGCCGTTGCCGGTAGATTCTACATCATAAACTACCTTATACATAAGCTCGGTAAAGGTAGAGTTATCTCGGGTAGACCAGTCTTCAAATAGCTCTACAATGTCGTCGGCAATCTGATCGGAGTCAGCTTCGCCTTCCTTGGGATCAATTTTAGTGATCTTATATCCAAGTCCGACAACATTCTGGGCAATAGCAGTAATACACGCCTGACGAATCATCGAGATTTCATTCAAGTTGGCAAGCTTATCTAGAGGATAAGGCGGCTCATGGACGTGTTCTGCATCAAAGTCGTAATACATCGCATACGACCCGGACTTTTCTAGAACCTCATAACGGCGATCCATTTCAGTCTCAGAAGGATCGACAGGAGTACCCGCAGTTACAGGCTGTGCGCTTTTCTCACCTATGTTGTCCAGATCGACGGCATTACCCTGTCGTGCCTGTGCGCCTGAAACAAAACAGTCGCCTAGGTCAAGGATAAAAGGCTTGATTACCTTCTCGTCATCATCGTCAATATCAGCCATTAAGGATTCCTAATTAGGTTATGCTAGATTATAGCATGGTTAGAAGAATACGTCCACGTCTATCTCGTCATCTTCGTCCATACCAAATCCAATATCCATTGCCTTGGGGAACGGATTCCAGTTTGTTGCCAATTCCTCAAATAGAGAGGAAATAGCGTCGATTTGGTCGTCGTGTCGCCCTCTTGGGAAAGAGGTAAACTCGTCACGGAACTCATTTAGCCACTCAGCCTCGACGGGAAGATAGACCCTTCTAGCAGAAAAGACGGCCGAAGCAGAAATAGCTCGGTCTTCCTTCTTATTCCTAGGTCGATACGTCCTACAAGGGACGTTCATCTTACTCAATTCCTGAAATAGAGCCAACTGATAAGCTACTGTTTCGATTAGAACCCAGACAGTCTTGGGATGATGTAGGTAATTCTGTTTAACAAGCTCACGCTGCTCGGGGGCCATAAGCTTTTCCCTCACAATGTTAACAACATAGTAGTTTCCCTCTCTATCAAGGGCTACTGTAGCAATAACAAAGAAGTCCGAGCGAGCCTTTGTACTCGTAGCAACATCGACAGACTGGAAATAGGTCGCATCTTCGGGAATTCGGGTCTTTTCTTGTCCCTCGCCGTAGTATCGGAACCACTCTCTCTTGAAAATGTCGCCCGTCACGCCGGTTGGGTCGCCCTGATAGACCAAACGGAATCTAATCGGCCCTAGACGCACTTCCTGATAGTATTCTAGTGCTTCAATGTCGTGTTCACCGGGCCAAAGAGCCTTATCACGGTCAGGGTGAAGCCACTTTCTTACACACGGGCGATTATAGGCCACAGATTTTGTAATCTCAGCCCTGAAACCCTCGGCGGTAGCTCTTGCATAGTATTCTTCAAGCTCGAACTGAATATTCTCGGGCAAGTTGTCCATATCCCAGCCCTTTGCGCTGTCAATACGCATACCGGGGATAAAATCAATGTTTGCGCCTTCTTCATCCTCACCCATCGCAGGCATATGGATAACAGTAAAGCCCAAATCCCGAACAAGCATGGCTGCAAGGTCATTTTCGTGCCAACGGGTCAATACGACGACCATTCGGCCACCGGGTCGCAGTCGGGTTAGAAGCGTATCCCTAAACCATTCCTTCTGCTTGATCAATTCTCCGGGTGACGCGGCCTGCTGCTGCGTGGTCGGGTCGTCCACAATCGTTAAATCGGATCGGGAACCTAGAACGGTAGTAGAATCTACACCGGCTGCAAGCAAGTTCGGATCTTTGTTACCGGGAGTACGATTTCTGATATAAAGCATATCTCTCGTCCAACCCATACCACCATCAGCGTCGTCCGGCTCTAGTTCGGGGAACACTTTCTTGTATTCCGGGCTGTTTCCAACAACGGAACGCACAGAAGAAGACAGCTTCGAAGACTGACTAGAAGAACTGGAAATAAGCTGGATAGCCCGGTTGGGATGCTTACCCATATACCACGCAGGAAACACCTGAGATACATAAGTGGACTTCGCATGGCCGGGTGGAGCAACGATAAGGACGTTCTTAATAGAATCATCCATCAACACTCGCGTCATTTCCTTGTGATGCGTTGCTGGTACAACGCCAAAAACGACCTCGGCAAATACATCAAGGTCGTTACGCGCTAAATATACAGAGTTCTTTTCTAGGGCTGCCTTGAAGCCGCCGCTATTAAGTTCTCGGATAGACGCCCGAACCGTATCTTTAACGGTTTCACTAATCTCGGGATCGTCCAGCATTTCAATAAGCTGCTGTAGCTTTTCTTCCATTTGGGAGCCTACTTATCGTCCTCAATGATTTCGACGGCTTCCCCCTCAATAATGTCTGCCGCTTCATCAGCCGCAGCACCCTCTTTTAGCACGTCGTTTAGCTTTGCCAAAAGAGCCTTGTCTTTATCTGAAATATTATCCTGAGCAATAACAAGATAGTTATTAGTCTCGGTGGTGCCTCCACCTTCAATAGTGACCTTGGTATCCTGCGGCCACGTCATCTTCATAAGCTTAAGGGCAGTCTCAGATGCCAGCTTAGTGTTCGGGGAGGTCACGCCACGCTTAATTGCTTCAAAGCTTTGACGGATAAGCTCAGGCATTTCTTCCTGTGCTTTCTTCTCCCAAAGGTCCGACGATTCAAACTTCTTTGGACGCCCAGCAACACCGGGCTGACCTAGGCCACCGGCTTGCCTCTTCTCCAACGCCTTTCTCTTGGCGTCGTCATCGTCCCTCCGACCTTCAATCGGCATATCGTACCCCTTATGTCATAAGTCTAAGCGATAACTTAGGTCGTCGGCCCATGTTTTATGTGTTTGGAAGCCCGTTCCGACTCGTTCTCGCTCAGTAATAGTATAGCATAAGTGGGGTGTTGAGGTCAGTTGTTGAAGAAGTTCTTACTAATCTCCGAGAATTCCTTTTCCATACGCAAAGCTCTAAGGGTTTCCTCTAGGGCATCCTTGTTAAGCTTATAGTAGTCGATAATTTCTCCCATATGGAATTCAGAATCGGTCTGTCCAGTACGGTCGGCTAGCTCTCGCATAACCTCACAGTATTCAATATACTGATTCGCGTCATATAAGTCTCGTGTCTCTTCTAGATCCACAATACCGCGCATGAAATTGAAGTTATCTACAGCCTTGTCGTAGTCTTTCTCCAACAGCAAAGAGGCTAACGCCCCTTCAAGAACAGATCGGTGTCCGTTATTCAGTGTTCGAATCTTTTCTCGCATCATAATATGCTTCCTGTCTTTACTCAAAGCCCATACTCTCCAATGCCTGCTCAATTCCGATACGCCTGTTATTCGTATCCTGCACGGGAGCCTGCCTAGTCGGAACCGTAGCTCCATGAAGTGCCTTTAGAAAGTCCGTAATGGCAAACGTGACGTGTGCCTTAGTCGTGGTTCGAGGCAACCACAGGGAAAGGGCTTCTAATCCAGCGACCCACTGTTGGTCATCAATACTAACAGCCAAGTCGTCAAGCGTTCGGGTCTGACCTTCGGAAGCATAGACCACAATATCGTGTCTAATAAAGAGAATCTTCTCCATTACTCTGCCGCAACCTTCTAGAATACCCTTTGCATTGCCGGTATGCTGCCACGCTTCCTCGGCTAGCTTATAGCACTCTGCCCTATCGTTCTTAACTGCCGCAGCAATCAATGCAACAGATACATCACGGCCACGATAAAGCTCTGCCGGAGGCTTGCCTGCTCGAATAGATTGTTCCAGAAGCATGATAGCCTCTCGAAGCGAACCATCAGACAGATCAATGATCGTGTCTAGCTCTTCAATCTCGGCGTCCTCTTCATTAAGGATATACGTAAGACGATCAGTTAGGTGCTTAGGCGTCAATGGAGTAAAGGCAAAGCTGATTGATCGGGTTCGAATCTTTACTGGCACTTTATTAGGCTCAGAAGTAACTAAGACGAACACAACATCGGACGGTGGCTCTTCGAATAGCTTAAGAAGGACGTTCCACGCTTGCCATGAAAGAGAATGAGCTTCATCAATAATGAATACTCGATGCCGACCGATAGGTGCCATGTATGCATCCTCACGGATTGACCGCATATCCTCGGCAGAACCATTAGATGCTCCGTCTGATTCTTGTACAGACGGGTGGTTTCCTGCATAAATAGATTCGCAAGACGGGCACTCGGTACACGGCTCTCCATCCTGCGGGTTTTCACAATTAAGTGAGGCCGCTAAGATACGGGCAAGGGTTGTTTTACCTGTTCCGGGTGGACCCGAAAACAAAACAACGGACGGCACGGATTCTTCCCTAACCATATGAAACAAGATCGCCTTTTCAGGCTGACCCTTTACGGCCGAGAAGGTGCGTGGTCGGTATTTAACTGCCCAATTCATCAAAGATTAAACGACACTCGTAGCTTTTGAACTCAGGACGGTAAACAAACCCATCGGCAAGTAGCTCTCTATTAAGCTGCTCGATGGTTGGCGTCCATGAACTGTAAGTAATATGGAGTATCGCAACAACGACGTTCATTCCGTGTTCAAAGCTTGTATCTACAACTTCCCAAACCCCGGTTACGCCGTCGATCTTCTCAATGTCCTCTGCGATACTTCTAGTTGCTTGTAGTATACACTCACGCGCCCCGAACTGCAACACCAGATCGGGCCTATCGAATCGCTTGTATAGTAGAGGAATTAAAGATGCCATACTTATATTATACCATTAACCTGTAGAACCGAATCCTTCTTCGCCTCGCTCGGTTTCTTCCTCGTCAAAATCCCAAACTGGCTCAATAGGAATTCCGATAATAGGAACAATAACAAGCTGGGCTATACGCATCCCCGGATGGACATAGAAAGCTTCCTTCTTGTCCAAATTGTGTAAGATTACTTTGACCTCACCACGGAATCCGGTGTCGATGATCCCCGGAGCGTTGACAATCGTGATACCGTATTTTCTAGCGTGTCCAGAACGAGGGCAGACCATGCCGACATAACCCTTCGGAATAGCTACTGCAATCCCGGTGCCAACAGTCGCACGCTTTCCCGGCATAATAACTACCTGCTCATGTGAGGCTAGGTCAAATCCGGCGTCATCCGTATACTGACGCTCAGGGATAATCGCTCCCTCAAATACTTGCTTTACCTGAACGACTTTTTTAGTCATTTTTAACCTTAATTGTAAAAGTAGTTGGCCCGAAGTTTTGACACGCAGGACATTTTCTCTTTCCACCTATTCTGATCGTATCGTGAATTACGACGTGGTGGGTCCGACCGTCTTTGCTGGTGGTTGTAGTCTTTCTAACCTCGGGAATGTCTTTTCCACAAGAAGTTTTTCTTTCATCCTGTGAGATAAAGTGTTGAGTTGAACCTTCATCGGTCCATACTTTATGAAAATCCATTAAAGCTTCTCGATCCTCAGTGTCACGCCGGGAGGTAAATGGAACATAGCAGGATCAGGAACAGTCCGTCCAAGGTTCCTTCTAAAATGTTCTGTAATCTGGTGCTTAACCTCGTCAGGAATAACAACCCTAACAGGTGTATCTCCAATCACACCCCTATCTACTTCAAAGATAAGCGCGTACATTGGCTGCTTCCTTCTAAATAAATTCATCCATCCCATAATCTTCTACCTCTGCTGTGATGTTTTCAATTGTTCTAACGGTGGTTTGCTCTCCGACAGCGCCAGTGAAGCGATGGTGGGTATCGGCAATTCGACCGTACTCAGGTTCGTGAGAAACCATAATGATTTGTAGATCGGTTTCTGACACTAATGACTGAATAAATTCTGACATTCGCTCTCGGTATCCATTTGCGATATCGTCGCCACCATCATACGCAGGGCTTAGATCCTTCAAAGGCTCGTCTAGAAGAATAATAGGTGCGACACGATCCTTTAGATGCAACACAACTACAACACGCAAAAGGGTTGCGGCTACAACTGACAGGCCGCCACCAAAAGTGTTCTTTAAGTTACCCTCAACCATTTCGCCGCCAGATTCATACCTGACAGACATAGCGACTTCGGGGTTCTTCTTCTTTTCCCCGGTCTTTGTCTCTGAATACTTAAGCTTAAACTCCAAAGTTGGGTCTTGGAAGACCGCACGCAGCCCCTTAGTGACAATTCCTTCGATACGCTCAGTCAAATAGTTCTGCTGGCTCTCGGCGTACTGCTGTAGAATCCAAATAGCCTTTTCTGTGTCAACAATAGACACGTCAAGTGCAGAAACCTGCTCTCGAAGCTCTGTGGACTTCTTTTCCAGCATTTCTTTAGCACCCTGACGCTGATTTAACTGCCGTTCAAGGTTATTTAGCTCTGTTTCAAGTGTTTCTAACTCCGTGGACACTAATGCTCTCCACTTCCCGTAGTCTGATAACGACACGCTGGCCCTTATCGTTGTCCAACGTCAAAAATCCTTCATCGCCACCCTCAAAGGCGGCTTCTACAATCTCTTCTAGCTCTCCAAGGGTCGGCTGTTCGTTTTCCATATCCTCTTCGGTAAGGTTTAACCAGATACCGTGATACTCGGCTCGACCGGAGCGGTAATTGACGCTAACTTGCGCTCTTACTGCGTCCTGATTTGATTCAGTAGACACCACGAACCTTCTTCCTCGATAATTAGAGGCGATTTTCGCTCCCGTGTCTCTCTGGTAAAGCGAATCTCTAAATCCTCGTCCTGTGAAAGCTTAATAGTCTTTAATAGAGCCTTGATATTAAACGTAGTGGACCGAATTGCTCCCGCCCAACTCGCATCAATAGTCGTAGATGCCTGTGCCCCGTTCTTACGAGAACACTTAAGAGTAATAGACTGCCTATCCATCGCAATCTCGACGTGAGGCTTATCCTTATCTGCTACTAATTGTACACGTTCTAGAGCAGAAAGCAAGGCAACACGATTTACACGAAGGATTTGAGGCGTCTGTGTTCTAAGTGGAGTTAACCACACATCGTCAAAGTTAGGAAACGCAACCGTCAGCTTAGAAACAGCTAGTGAATCGTCACCAATAGTGAAGTGAGTATACTCGTCGCACTCACCTACCGTAACGTCAGCGGCACCATAGCTATTTAAGAAGGCAATAACGGGAGCAACAACGGTACAGAAGATAGAAAAGTTAAGTTTATCGTTACCAGTATTAACTTCATGGTATCGCGTTCCATCGGTTGCCCTAAACCTTCCCTCTTTAACGTCCAACATCATTAGATACGGTCGCCCTGTCTCTTCTCCCACGGCGTACTGTACGGCCTTTAGAGCGGTCACTAGGGCCGCAGCGGTAGATTGGGTGTGTTCGGCCGTTGGAGCCGGGTGAGCGTTTGTGTAGTGGGTCAGAGGCAACGTCCATACGCTAGTGTTAGCAGCGATCCGTAGAACATTTGTCTCAGCCGAATAGTCGAAGGTCACAGTATCAGCATTGGCACGCTTAACCACGTCCAAAAGCAGCTTGGCATTTATAGCAAAAGAGGACTTCTCTTCGCCATTGGCAAGCTGTAGGTCCGTTACTGGCTCGGCAAAGGTTTCAACAGACGCTTCGGGAATGGAGGTAGATAAATAAACGCCCCCATCCTCTAGCGAAAGCATCACCGGCTGTGTCGGATGATCCCTAGAGGGCAAAAAGGACACGATCTTTGAAAGGGCCGTGTCCATACTATGCTTTGAAATTGTGAATCTCATTAAAGGTTAATCTTGTCAAGCTTCTCTTTTGCTTCTGCCAAAAGCGCATCACGCTTTTGCTCCAACTTCTCTAGGTAACTCTCTAACTCGTCAGGAGAAATACCGTGTTCGTCTTGCAAGGACTTAACTAGACGGTCCCTTTGCTCGACCATTGACTCGATTTGGGTCGAATACTTAGTCAGGGCCGTTTCACCCTTGGCCTTCTTAGCCTTTAATTCCTTGATTTCGTCAAGAGGATTCATCGTTGCCTCCAAATAGATCCACAATACCTGTTTCGACAGGGCCGGTTACGGCAGCCGAACAACAATTATGCTTCGCATTGCAGAAAAAATACTTAGACGGGTCAGGCTTTGCTTCAAACTCGCCCCGCTGGATGCAGCCTAGCACCCTAATAATATCTTTCATAAGCTTCATCTTCGCTTCAAGCGGAATCTTGTACAGCTTTACCTCTTTGAAGCCCGGAAGAATATACCCGCCCGCAAGAGGCTGGTCGTCATCCTTAAAATAGTAGCTCAAAAGTGTCGCATACCAAGTGATCTGCTCTAGCTTCATAATACTACGGTTCTCGGAAGCTTTCAAGTCGAAGAAAATGAAGTCGCCGTTCTCTTTTTCTCTCAAAAGGTCGATACGTCCAGCAAGCTTAACCTTCTGGACCTTCCCATTTACCTCTAGATTAAGAATCTGGTCAGCCTTAAACTCGGGACGGCAGTTCTCAGGCTTAATCTTAGCCACGTCTACCAGTCGAACAAGCTCTTTAACCCACTTAACGTAGGACGCAATCAATTCCTTCTTGTCGTCCTCGTGCCTCCAATGGATAAACTTGCGAGAATCGACGTGTTCGTTCCAAACACGCTCGGCATTTTCTAGCAACCACCTAGGTCGGTCCTCTCCATTAAGGATATATTCCTCTAAAAGCTGATGAAGGGCGTTTCCCTTAAGAGTATTCCGCTCGTCCTGAACCTCGGGTCGCTCACGCAACACATATTCTACATAATATGCATGTGGGCACTCTAAATACTTCTGGTATCCCGAGTAGGAAATGTACAGAAGGTCGGGATCATACTCTTTTTGAGCCATTACTTCACGCTTTCTAGCAGATCAAGTGCAATCATCCTTGGATTTTCTTCAACATCGTCACGAACTTCAAGGTCCATCATAATGGTTTCAATAGAGAAGGTGTCTAAGGTGGTATCGTTTAGCCTGTGGATAGCATCTTCAATGTCTGCTCGATGCGCTTTTGCTTCCACATGCTCTTCAAGGTCGTATGCCTCGTCGGAAGGACGGACATTATCAAGCTCAATAATCTTTCTCTTAATATCAGTCTCGGAAAAGTCAAGCAAAAGCACGCTTGGCTTCTTTTCTACATCAGACTTACCCACCGTTAGTCGGCAGATAGAGCCTAGATTCGCAAAAATCTTTCCGTCACGCTTGTACATTCCGTCGTTTCTATGCTGATGACCATATAGCACCATATCTACATCGGCTACTTTGGCTACCGCATACGAATCGTGAATGAAATACTTATTCTGTAGGACTTCCATTTCGTCTTTAACGTCAGGAACTACAGATTGGTGTGACACAATCGCGTGCCAACGGGTTCCATTCTCTTCGTTACGATCAATTGCATAGTCGTTGACAGTAATACCGGGAATGCCGGGGATCGGATAAAGAGTGACACGCGGCATTAGGTCGCCGCCTACGTCCTCATTCAATACGTACTCGTCATGTGTTAATAGACGCACCTTTGGAAGCTGCGCTAAAACGCCTAGAGGCTGCTTATCCAAGCTCTCCAAACGTCCATGAGTGATATCGTGGTTTCCGACAAGAATAAGAATCTCGCCATTCATCACAGAATAGTCCTCTAGGATCTTAGAGATATCCTGCACCAAACGATGCGACACCTTTCGAGGCTCTTTCATATGGAAAATGTCTCCCATAAACAGAAGGTATGGAACCTTTGCTTTATTAGCTAGTTCCACACACTCTGTTAACTTCCTCAAAATGTCGTCGCGGTACGTTTCCGTTCGTCGTCCGGGAGCAGTATCAGCAGCGTGTACATCACCTACTACTAATAGTCGCATTAGTCACTCTCTTCGATTTCTTCCAGATCCGAATAGGAGAAAATAATACTCTTTCCCAAAATATCTACGGGCGTGAATCCGATAGGGACAGTCCAAACCATTAGACCCTTCAAACGGACCCTTTCCTTAGTAATATTATCGGTTGCTTCCAATACAACGGTGTCGGGAAGCTCAACGTCCGAAGACATTTCATCCACAACTGCGGTAGCCACAGCCAAGTCACCCTTATTTAGAATGAACTTGCCCGCCTTTTTATCCAAATCGAAAGAAATAGTGGCAACGTCAGCTAGCCAGTCCTCTCCACTATAAACTTTTCCGTCTGTAAACTTTCTCTCTGCCATTACTTTCCTCCGACACTTATAGTTTCTCTAATGGAAACCAGTGTTTCCTTAGCTTCGTCCGTTAAATCCTGTCCACAGGACGGACAGCTATCTAAGTGAGTATACGCTTTCTGAATTTTCTTGTCAACACTCGACAACCCCTTATTAAGTGTAGAAACAGCGTCCTCTGCATCAGAAATTCGGCTGTTTAGAGAGGTTAGAGAGCCAGAAACTAAACTAAGGGCTGCATACTCTTGCCCTAGAGCCTCTATTTCGTCCAAATCTGGTACGTCTGACAGCTTATCAAGAGCCTGAGCGACCTTTTCTAGACCCGCAAGGGATAGTTGCGTGGTATCCCATTGCTTCTTAAGCCCGGAAATAGACTCAATTTCGGAAGAAATGGCGTCAATAGGCTCAAAATCAACAGCTAAAATAGGCTGCAATTCAGCGATACGCTCCCCAGCGGTGTAAATCTGGGATGCGATAATACCGACCTCTGTAGCCGCTGCCTGTGCGTTCTTAGCCTGAATTTCAATATCTTTGGCTACGTTTAGCTTAATACGGGCATTCTCGGCTAGGTCGATTTGCTGCTCTAGTAGCTGGTAGCTTTCTAGCTGGGTTTCTAAGTCTTCTAGATCGCCCTTTCGTACCTTCTTCGTCGCCTTGTCCCTGTTGATTTTCTTGATGCCCTCAGAAACCGCTGTGTACAGCTTCGAGGCAGACGTTAACTCACCGAATACCTTAGCTACGTGGCCGGGAGTGTCCTGAATTAGAAAAGGGGCTTCAAGCTGTTCGTGAATATTCACCTGAGCCTTCTGCCCCCCTTCCATTACTATAGGCGAGAGTTTAAGTACCGCTTTAACTTCGTCAGGTACATCAGCACCGACCTTCTGAAAGAAGGATTCCCTGCCGTCAGGCCAAGTAATACGATAAGAATTTTCGTTCTTACCCTTAACCCACTCGACAGCAGTACCACAATCCAGCGTAACTTTAACTTTGAGAAAAGATTCTCCATGAGTAATGTAATCCCCTACCGCGTCATTTCTAACAAGAGCAGTTAAAGCCCTCAAAACAGAACTTTTTCCGCTATTGCTACTTCCTGTGAAGACCGTAAGATCCCCCATAGGTAGTATAACGTGTCTGTGGGACTGGAAATTAGTTAATTCAACTGTCTCAATCAACGTCGTAACTTTCTTCATCTACTGACTTAACGGCTACAAGCTTTTCTAGCTCTTCTACCCGCTCAACCAATTGATTTACAAGCTTGATCATTTCGTTCATACTTGTTCCATTGATAGTTAGGTCGGCATTTGTTGCTGTCGTAATATAAGGATAATTGGTGGCCGTTCCACCATATGTTAGACCGCCGCCATTTGTAAGAGGGTAGATATTATGGGTGTGATTATTGATGGTAGTATGAAGGCCAGTCTGTGCATCGACATAAGCCTTCGTAATACCTACTGCGCGATTGTTTCCAGCAGCCATATCAAATCATCCTGTGGCAGCCGTCGCACTTACCCGGATGCGCGGCAATCTCTCCCGCAACTTCCATGATAGAGTGCATTTGTGTGGGCTTCTCGGCTACCTCTGCTCGTCCAGAAGTGGCGATTACCGCCTTATACAAATCGTACATGGTCTGACGCTCTGCCATTCCGTACTCTTCCCGAATAGCCTTCTGCAAGGGGTTCGGAATCTTGTACTTAGTGAATACATCGTTTAAGAACGTACCACCATGACCACCGATTTGATAGTTCTGTAGCTGTTCAATGGTGTCAAACTCTCGTCCTGCTCGAACAATGATTTCTCCGACACCGGATTCAAGCCAACGGTAGACATTATATACGTCATCCGGTACCTCAACCTCTTCGGTATCAAAGATATCCTCATTTGGCGCACGCCACTGACCCAGCTTTCTGTTCCACTTATTAGTGTACGTGGCAGAAAGCGTTCCACCCTCAAAACCAGCTACGTCCTGATGCGTATAAGCGGTTAGAATAGTGGGCTTCTTGCCTAGGAATGAATGCTGTACATGAATTCCCGCTTCTACAGTGTCCTCACCAATCTGTCGGCTTAGATCAGGAATAACTACAGAGAATAGAGTAATTCCAACGTCATGGAATACTTTCTCAAAGTAGTATTCTGTGTATCCACGCTCTTCAATAGCATTACAAAGCGTCTGCACAAACTCTACAAGGTCATAAAGCTCGGTTCCGGGACGGGAATAAGTGACTACTTCTCCATCCTTGATAATAGCCTTACGCTCTTCGCCCATTTCATCGAACCAGTAATTCAAATGAGGTACTACATAATCCACAGGTGTTCGTTCGACGTACCCGCCGCCTAGACCAATGATCTTATTCGCCTCTACATACGCATCTTTACTGACGCTGAACCTCTCAGCACCAAGCCGCATGATCAAACGCTCATTATCGTCGTCATCCTCGGCCATTTCGAAGGAAACTGCGCCGTCCTGCATTTCAAATAGACGCTCTTCGAAACCGGCAATATGCCCCATTAGCTCCAACATCTGTTCTTTAGTGTATCTAGGCATCCTTACCCGTCCTTGCTACTCTTCGTTCTAATACTTCTTCGGTAAATGTCTCAAAAGGCTCTCTACTATCTTCCTTTTGCTGCCGTTCCTCGGCGTCAAGGCAGTCAAGTAGAGCGGCGTACACGCGAATATCTAGTAGACGCCCGATAAGCGGCTCAGACATTTCCCTTCCGGGATCACCTACATGCGTCATAACCGAGAAAACATGCTTTAGGAAGTAAACCGCCCAAGCTGCCTTTGCTCCGATAGGCTGTACATGCCCGCATTTCTCGCACTTACAAGAAACCATTTCGCCAACCTGCTTAAAGTTGACCAAAGTATCCTTGTCGTTATCCTTTTCAGCACCGGCAGTATATTCTCGACCCTTGGTTTCCAAAATACCAATCTCTTGGTCTAGGAAGGCCCGCGTCCGTGCTAGTCGATCCTTTGCATTCATTTTCTTAGGCTCCTAGGTCTACGATTCCGGTTGCTTCGGGTGTAGCGACCTTCTTAGGGGGACCAGCCTTTTTCTTAGGGGTCGCTACAGGCGTGTCATCTAGCAAGTCATCGTCGTCATCATCGTCATCGTCAGTAATGGCCTTATTACCGCCATTCTTGATATTGATATGATCGAAAACGTCCTTTTCTAGCTTGTCAAAGACGGCCTTCTGACCTCGATAGTATGTATAGATGTTATCCTTGCCCTGAATACGCCCATCCTCGCCAGTATGGTGATACTCGGCCGGAATAGTGTACCAACCACTTCCTGTGATTAGCTTATTCTCGATAGCAAGGTCAACTACGTCGCCGTGTACGTCCAAACCAATATCGTCACGAAGAACAAACTGCGTAATTCCGTTCTGCGGAGCTACCTTATTCTTCATTACGTTGATTTCGATAAGATCGCCCACTCGCTGCTTAACCTTATTGCCTCGGGCGTCAATAGTGTAGCCTTCTACCTGCTGAATCTTTCTAAACATGATTCGCATAGCTGAATTATACTTAATAGCCTTACCACCGCCAGTATTACCACGCGGGGTCATGCCACCAGCCACCTTATCGTAAAGCTGGTTAATAATAACTACGGTTTGCTCGGAGTGATTCCGTGCCATAGCCCTGACAATTCGGCGCAAGCCCGACTTAATCTTCTTTGCGTTGCCACCGACACGCGCCTCTTCATAAATAGAGACATTTAGCTCGTCTGTAGAGACTAGGTTAGCCAAAGAGTCGATCATAATAATGCCGATATTGTCTTCCTGCGCGGCTAGGTCACAGAATTCAAGAGCCTCTTCCAAAGTATCCGGTACGAACGCCTTCAACAAATGCGGCTCGGTACTCACGCCGTTCTTATGTAGCCATTTCTCGTCGTAGGAATCCTCGGAATCAAGAATGTAGTTCATCTTGCCTTCGGCCTGTGCGCCCTTAATAGCGTGTAGCGTCATAAGAGACTTACCACAGTTTTCCTGACCAAAGATTTCTACGATCTTACCTTTTGGTAGACCCATGATCTTGGTAGCTCGGTCTGGTAATGGATGCCCGAATGAATAAGCGGGCCAATTCCCGTCAATTCTCTTCGCGTCATCGGCGGGTTCCATCTTACCCATCAATTCCGCTAGGGTTTTATGTCCCGTGTTCTTCTGTGCCATTCTCTTCCTCTTCCTTTTCCGGGAAATTGTACTGAAACTGCGGCCGGTCTAGGATTCCTGTTACTTTACCCTTACCGAAAAGAAGCTTCTTGGCTTGTACGTCAAGCTCTTCTTCTACCAGTATACCATTTATACCATAAATGACAAGGGCACCAATGACTGCATGTACAAATGCGTCCGTTATGTTCGAACGCTGGTTCTTTCTGGGTGCCTTTGACTCGAATCCGTAAGTCTCTTTTACGTTGTCGATAATCATTTGCTTGCCCTTATCCTTCAAACCATTAGGGATAGCCATAAAGCTACGCATGGTTGTGGGAGGGATAATAAGCATAGGCTTTCCACTAGCGATAGTGAACGCCTTAATTAGACTACAAAGCTCCGCATGTTCATACGCCGAAGTATTGGTTTTACCCATCCTCTTGGCATAATCCTCTAGAACTACTAAATCTACGTTGTAGTCATCGGTCTGGAATTCTGAAATACGCGATGATACCCTCATTCGGTCTTGAAAAGACCCCAAATCGGAATAGTGCCACTCTTCATAAGTGTCTACTATCTCTATCCAAGGGTATTCGGATAGACAACGGGCCTCGATAATGCACATTCCGCTGTTAACGGCTGCAATATCAAGGCCCATTACCTTTATCGTGTCACTCAATCGTCCTCGTCAAGTAGGCTACCGAAGGCGTCGATATCAATATCCTCTAGTTCAGAGAAATCATCGTCGTCCCCAGCGTCCAAGACAATCTCTCCATCGTCGTCAGCAGGCGTATTAGCTGCTGCCTTCGTGGTTGTCGTTGAACCGCCCGAAGAAGTGCCTCCATTGGCACTATTGAACTGACTGAATAGCATATTGACCTCTGCTTCAAGCTCGTCTACAGACAAATCTCGTCCACAAGCTCGGGTTAGAGTGTCAGAATCGTGAAGCTCTTCCATAGCAGCCTTCACATTTTCGCCAAGTTCCTTGTCCTTAGTATAAAGGGCACCGTCAAGAGCAGGCTGTACAGACCACTTCTTGTAAATGCTTCCTTCATCGTCAGCTACAAGGAAATCGACCTGACTAATCTCCATCTGCTTAGATGCAGTAATAATCGGTGCGATCTTCTTGTCGTCCCCGTGCTTCCAAACTAGAACTTCTACGTTCTTGCTTCGAAGCTTTAGGTTATCCCGCTGCTTGGTCGAATACTTGATTACGTTTAGAGCGTAATTCTTCTTAGGCATTTCTACAAGCTGTGGACCGCCTTCATGCATAGCCTTACATGCGGGACAGTTCTCAGGATCGCCGTAGCGAGTGTTCTTTGCAACGGTCTTTGCGTTTCCTGTGCAGATAAATGATCCTGCATAGGAATCTCGTGACCATTCAGGCTTCATCTTTCCGTTGAATTCAACCATTTCTGGTGTATCACTGTGGAAGACGTGAACGTAGTGGATAGCGGCCTGTGTAGTCGGGACCAAAATCCTTGCCTTTTCATTCTTCGGAACATCGAACTTCTCAAATGATGGTCGATCTTCTTCTAGACTAATTTCACTTAGGTCTGTTAATGACATTCTGTTATTTTCCTTTATTGCGAGTTCTGTTTAGTTAGTATTATAGCGTGTTTCACAGGTCATTGCAAGGGCAACTTCCATACATATATTGTACCATATATGGCCTCTCAAATCAACGCTACATATCTACTTCGTACTCGGCGTTTGTGATAAAATCTTCGCGCTTCTGATCTTCTCTCAGGTCGCGTCTAATGGCGTCTAGCCAGCGTTCTTTCTCTTTTAGATAGAAGGTAAATTCCATAAGTAACTTATGTAGAGCTTCTAAACGATTGTGCTTTCCGTATTCGTCAAGATTCTGTGTTTCGTAGTATGCTCTTCTTTCTTCATACGATGCAAGTCCTCGGGCGTTTACCGCACTTTCCTTACCCGATAGATATAGCCTCATTTTGTCTTTGTAGTCTTCCTCAGATTCTCTCAAAGCCAACTGAACTTGAATTCGAATCTTGAATATAAGATCCCTCATGCCGTCCCATCTGTCAAGGGTTCCTCGAACATCAGAAATCTCAACGGCCGGATTATCACGAATAGCCTTAGAACCTTTACGGACCTCTAGGGCAAGCTTCACGATAACGTCCGTTAACTTCTTTACATCGTCTTCGGTCATTAGTAGTCGTCATCCTCAAAAATCATATCCTCAACAGGGTCGTCATTTTGTAGCTCTTCGTCGGGATAGCCTACGGGGAATACTTCCTCAGTCTTTGCAGGAGCCTCAACGGGAGTATAATAAGAACTAGTATCTAGGGTTGAGCTAACAGGAACCGATACCCAGACCTCAATCGTATCTACATCAATCAATTCAGTATGTAGAATGATAGACCCATCCGGGATCTGTACGGGAGAATCCTCTGAAA